CAATCCCAAAGAAGTGAGTGTTGTTTCTGAGCAGATAAGCAATTCGGCCTCAGAACAACAATTGGAAGAACTCAAAAAGCTCATAAACAATGATGTTAAAGTTCCTACTACAACCAAGACGGTTTACAAATTGTTCAAGGTTAAGAAGGGTTACCCCGGAGAATTGTTCCCTCTCTTTGTAGGAGCAAATCAATCTGTGACTACAGGTGAGTGGATTCAAGCAAAGGCAGGTGAGTTGACCAAGACTAAAGAGGGTAAGACCATGGTTAAATCAACCTTGGGACCCTTGGCTTACAGACCAGGTTGGCACTCAGGCGATATACCCATTGCTACTCACATCGGTTCTAAAGTAAACAAAACTGATAAGGCTCCTTCACTCAGATCACCGAATCAAGTATGGGCAGAAGTAGAGGTTGGTGATGATGTTGATTGGCAAACCATTGCTAATGAAAGAGCAGAGATAGGCAAGAGCGGCAAACCCATAGCAAATACTGCTCACATTACAGATCAGGTACCTTTGGGTGGTTCTTATAAGTATAAGACCAATTCAAATATGACCGGAAGTTGGGTTATCTCTGGAGAGATGAAAGTCAATAAAGTATTGACTCAAGAGGAGGTAGATCAAATCAACAAAGAAAACAAAGCAAAAGATTTACCTAGAGTTGAACCTTTTGATTATGAGACTTACGGTTTTAATCCTGATGGTAGTGTAAAGAATCCAAAGCAAGTTGTTTCTAATCAAGTAGCTAGAGCATACCTTGATGCCAAAGAAACAGGTAATAATCCCGAACTTGTTGATGCTGTGGATTCTACCTTGAGTGGAACTAAGACCAAAGTAAAATCTCAATTGGTTCCAAGCAATATTAGCACCGAGTATAACGCTGATATCGCAGCAGGTGCGACACCTACAGAAGCGATGAAAAAGTTGCTTGCTAAAGGATATTCTTACAACCAAATCGGAAACGAGTTAGGTCGTGCTAATATCCAAGAGTCTTACAATCAAGCAATTGCAGAGATGGGTAAGGAAGTGGCAAGCAGATACTCTGAGGCCCAAGAAGTAAGATTAAAAGAAATTGAGGATTACTTGGGCGCTAATCCTGTGTCTGTAGAGCAGTTGCGTGCTGATTTGATTGACATGGGCTACGCTGATTTGGAAATCTTCACAGCAATGAATAGGAACTTGTTCAGCCAATCTGAATTGTTCCAAGCCTTTGGAGAAACTTATCGCAAGACGGTTCAGAACGCAATTGCAGATTCTAGATACCCAGCACAAGATTTGAATGAGGTTGCTGAGGATACTCGTAGTATAAAAGTTTTGCAATCGGTCTCAGACCTTACTGATAACTTTGCAGACTTCACCTTTGTAGATGCAAACATATTGGTAGAGCATATGGTTAAAACTATCAAAGAAAGTGGATTGACCGAAGCCGCCAATGCATTAGCAGAACACTTAAAGGGTAAGAACGTAGATCAGATCCCTCAAGCCCTTACAAACTTCTCTCAGTTGACCAGTATAGCAGGTCGTATCTTAGTAATGGCCCGTATGGCTAAGAAGGATATGTCTGATTTGGTTATTGGATCTATCGAAAGAGGCCCGATCAGAATCTCAGCAGAAACAAAGGCAAAAGTTAAAAAATTGGTTCAAGACTACAACTTGAAAAAAGATGTATACGATGAATCTAGAAAAACTTTTGGGGCCGAAAAAGACGATGCATCCTTTGTAGCGATGTTGAATGCAGAAGCTGATTTCTACAAGTCTGGCGATGCTTTGATGGATATTCTAGAAAAGTTGAAGTTGCGTTATTGGAATGATGTTTTGACATCTTTCTCTACACGTGCACTTCTTTCTATTGCAACTACTCCTCTTTCGTTGTGGGGTAACATTGAACAAGGTTTATTCGGTCAACTTTCAACGCCCGTAAGAGCTGCTATTAGCAAGGTTAAGGGAGCATCTAAGAAGACAAATAGACTTTCCTTTGCTGACTGGTGGTTAAATCAATCTCTGTCTATACAGAAAGGTATATCTGAGACTTATAACATTATTTCTCAAGGTAAGTACACCACTCCCGATATGGCTGAGAAGTATATGGATGGAATCGCAGATGTGAATGCTCAAAAAGATATTAAAGATTCTATTACGTTTATCAGTGATATGATTGGGTCTCAGATGACTCAAATGACAGACGAGGAATTTGCTTCTGCTTACGATAAGTTGATGTACCAAACTCAAAACGGAGACATCAAATTAACTAACGGTAAGACATACACGGTGGGAAGTGCAATCTTCAGATCTATCATTGGAACCATTCCTGAGATTACTGGCAGAATGCTCGCTTTGTCTGGGGATAGAATTGCATTCCACGCCTATAAGACAAGAACCCTTGTTGATTACATTCGCATGGTTGAGTCTGAAGTTAAGGCGGGTAAGAGAGATACAGAATTACAACGATACATCGCCAAGGAATTGAAAGGCAATGTTAAGAATAGTGATATGGATTTGTTAATTAACTTGTCAACTGTTCTTTCAGATAATACTGATTTCGGTAAGGAAGAAGCCCTCAAGCGTGTATTCATGAGCGATAACTTCGCTACGAAATTAATGGGGAGTGCTCGTTCTGGATTGAAGAGCAGAATTACTGAGCAGTATTTGAAATATTTGAGTGCTAAAACACCTCAGAGCAAAGTTGCTAGATTGTTGGCTAAAAATGGTTATCAAGGATTAGATGTTATTACTTGGACCGTATCTCCATTCACACGTGTTCCTGTTAACGTATTGGCATCTAGTATGCAGAATACAATCGCTCCTGTATCTGCTTTGATGGCTTTGGCTTCTTCATTTAAATTTAAGAGTTATCAAGCAGAGTTCAATAAGAAGTATGGTGCCAATACGATAGCGCAATTGAAAACAGATAGTCAACAAAAACAGTACGAAAAAGATCGTCAAGAACTTTTTGAAAAGAGAAGACAAATGACTTATGATCAGTCTACTGTAGTGACTTCTGCTGCTATAGGATATATTGTTTTGGAAATGGCAATCAGTGGTGCATTAACGCCTCCAGCAGGAGCAGATGATGAAGATAGAAGAAAAGGACTGAATGCAAAAGGTCTGAGACCTTCCGAAATCAATATTACTTACTTTGGCGAGTGGTTAATGGCTAGTCCCGCAGAAAGAGAAAAAATGATGGTTACTCGTGGATGGAAACCGGGAGATAAAGTAATGGGTTATCAGAACTGGGGATTGGTTGGTCAAACCATGGGTTACTTCTCATCCAATGCTTACGAGTTTGGCAAGGAGAAAGTTAAGAAGAGGTCTTACATCGCAAATCAACAACCAACAATTAGCGGAGTTACCTCATTCTTTTCGTTAGGCGAATCATCAATTCAGAACATCAGTGCCCTTCAAACAATTGGTTTGGCATTGGATATTTCAAAAGCCCCCGATAAACAAAAGGCGGCTGAGAATCTAGTAGCTAATATGTTGGCTGCAACAGGTGCGGTAGCTGCTCCTAACGCTTTGAATTTCTTTGCGAAGGGTAACGCACAAACTCAGATGTCTTTGGGCCAAGTTATACCATCAATGGAATCGGGTGGTTCTGCTATGCTAGGTCGAATCGGAATTAAGGCGGCTTCAAAGTTGTCTAGAAATTCTCAAGTGTTTAATGTCAAGAGTGATTACTACAGCAGTGGAATTGGCTTGTTTGGCGAGGAGTTGAAATTAAATTTGACAGGCGAGGAAATGGGAACAGGTGCTGCTTATTTCTCAGCAATGATTAATCCATTCGGTCTCAGATCTTTTGCTCAAGTTAAAGGAAAAGACGAAAAGGAAAACTTCGCCAATAATTTCTACAATACAATTGCAGATATGTCAATGATATCTGATGAGTTGGGTCTTGTTGATGAGAAAGGTAAACCATTGAATATGTGGTCTACTTTGAGCTTGGGCAAGAACAATACTTACGAAATTGGCACAGGTGTTAACAAGGTTACCATTTCTCTCCCATTCGATATGTACAAGAAGGAATTACAAATTCTAGGAGATAAGCATTACAGAGGTCTAAAACTCCATATCAATAACTTTAACAATAATTTAGAGCAATTGAGAACTAATGAGAACAACTTGGCAAATATCGAAAAATTGACCCGCTCTACTTTTACAGATGTTAGAGATATCATGAATAGTTCCTTGGATACTTACGAGACCGAACTAACATCTCTCCGCTTACGTGGTATTTTGACTGAGATGGACAAGAGAGGCTTGTTAAGCCAAGAGGACAAAAATAAGATCGAGCTAGCCCTCCCTGGTCAATTTATCAAATAAATTTTGTAACTTTGAGATATGGCGTTAGATTTTAAAGTTGGACTCACCCACACCAAGACTGATATGTTTATATCAGATATTACGGGTGATTATAATGCGGTTACAAATCCGACTGGCTGGGGTGCACCTAACACTGCTCACACAGCTCCTCCAGTTAACGGTATATTTATGGACATCACCGCCCCTAATGGGACTTTGTATAGTAATATAGATATTTGGAACACTACCTTCTTTACGGCTGCGTCTCGTGCTTATGCTTTGGTCTCAGATCCAACAAATGAGGTACCCGGCACTATTTTGTTATCAGACGGTGTATGGAAGTACGAATTAGAAATGGAAGTAAGTTCTGTATACACAACTTACATATTCTACTCATTCCGTGATTACGATTTGCGTTGCACATTGGCCAAGATGTCTTTGGAAAACAATACCGATTACATCGAGGTTAAATACCAATATGACAAATTGCAACAAGCTATTGAATGTGAGGATTACACACTAGCTGCTGAGATTTATGCGGACATCCAAGATATGTTGACCGATTGTTATGGTTCCTTCAGCTGTGGGTGCGGATGTTAACAACAGAACAGCAAGTTGCCTTTCAATACCTAGCTCTCCAGAAATACTTAATCTCTCTGGAGAATAAGCGTTTATTGGCTGCTAAATACGATCGGCCTTGCCATGGTATCGAGGAGACAGAGAAGAAGATACTCTACTATCTGTGGGTATTTAACAGTTTAGACTGTTTTACCTCTGATGAGTTGACTCTCTTTCTTTCTATGTGTAGAAGAATTAGCGGAGCGTGTGGGGATTGTACAGTTACGGTCTCAGAAATCAACGCTTGGCTATTAACCCCCAAGGGTATATCAATAACCGATAAAATATAATGTTTACAAGAGAACAAATTGAAGCGGCTGTAAAGGCCAAAGGGTACAAGTACTTTGAGAATGGCGATTACAACATGAACGTAATCGGAATACGCAATAGCGCCCCTGGCAAGAAGGTTACCAATGTATTTGACGATTGGATTTCTATCTCATTCAAAGAGAATGGCGAGTGGAAATTCTTTATTTGGAGTGCTACAACCGATCCCGGAAAAGCACCAATGGCTGAAGGAAACAATGGTACGGGTACTGCTCGCATCGTTCCTGGCCAATACCCTGGTTCTCACCACGTTGGATTGCACCAAGGTAAGTACGAAGCATTGAAGCAGAAAGCCAATGTGAAGGTTTATCGTGATGCCAACAAGGATATGAATTATGATGAGAGTAAGATCACCGAGGGTGTTTACGGAATCAATATTCACAAGGCTGGTCAAGACTCTACTTGGGTCGACCATTGGAGCCACGGTTGTACGGTGTTCAAGCGAGTGAAGGACTTTGATGTGTTTATGCAACATTGCAAGAAAGCCGCCAAGCTACAAGGTAACTCTTTTACATATACCGTTATCGAAAGTAAGGATATCGCTTAATATTCGGGTCTCAGATGGCAGCACTGGATAATATAGCATCCGAACTATTAAAGTCTGCTAATGAGGCCGACTTAATCTATAAAAAGACTCGTGATCAAGCGCAGAAGAGCAAGGCTGTTCGTCTGCGTAGGATCGTTGAGAATTTACGTCAGGTTGTACTTGGGGCCTCAGAAATAAACGAATTAACAGACGTAACAATAACAGCCGTAAGCAACGGCCAAGTATTGACATACAACTCCACATCAAACAAGTGGGAAAACCAAACACCAAGTAGCGGAGGAGCATTATTCCAAATAGACTATGACTATAACATAGTAGGAATCAAAGACAATATAAACACCAATTTTAACACAACACTAAACTTCGTTACAAACACAACAAGAGTCTATTTAAATGGACAAAGATTAACCAGAGGTGTTGGTTATGATTATGTGGAAGCAGGTACAACGCAGATCACTTTTGCCTTAGCGCCTGCTCCAACCGATCAGTTAATCATTGAGTATCAAATTTAACCATGGCAATTACAAAAATAAAAAAATCGCAACTGGATGATTTAGCATTAGTAAATGCTGATATCAGTCCATCGGCTGCAATCGCAAGTTCAAAGTTGGCTGACGGAGCTAACTTCTTGAAGAAAGATGGATCTGTAGCCTTTACTGCTGCCCAGTCAATGGGTGGATTTAAATTGACCAACGTTGGTACACCGACTGCAACAACAGACGCAGCAACTAAAGCCTATGTGGATTCCGTAGCCCAAGGTTTGAGCGTAAAGACTGCTGTAAGAGTTGCAACGACTGCAAATATTACATTGAGTGGTACACAAACCATTGATGGTGTTGCAGTTAATGCTGGTGACCGTGTCTTAGTTAAGAACCAAAGCACAAGTTCAGAAAACGGAGCATACGATGTTGCCGCAGGTGCTTGGTCTCGCTCAACAGACTCAGATACAGGAACCGAGTTGGTAAACGCTTTCTACTTTGTACAGAGCGGAACTACCCTTCAAGCAACTGGTTGGGTACAGAGTACTCCCGGACCTATTACAATAGGTTCTACCTCTTTGGTATTCTCTCAGTTCTCAGGAGCAGCTGAATATCAAGCGGGTGCGGGTATGACCAAAACGGGTCTTACTTTTGACGTGGTAACAGCGGATGCATCTCGCATCGTAGTTAACCCCGACAACATTGATTTGGCAACAACTGGCGTTACGGGTGGTACTTATACCAAAGTAACTCTTGATGCATATGGTAGAGCAACTTCTGCTACAGCAGCTACAACTTCAGATATCACAGAAGGTTCTCGCCTTTACTTTACTGATGTTCGTGCTCAAGCGGCAATGACAGGTGCTGCCTCTACAATTACAACTAGTAACTTGACTGTGAGTAGGGCTTTGGCCTCAGACTCAAGCGGTAAGGTTGTAGCAACAGCCGTAACAGGAACAGAACTAGGTTATTTGAGCGGAGCAACTTCTAACATCCAATCACAACTAGCTAATAGACAGCCTTTAGATGCCACCTTGAGTGCATTGGCTTCTACAATTACGGCTGCTGATACCATGATTTATTTCACTGGTGTTGACACAGCTCAAACTGCTTCTTTGACATCTTTTGGTCGTTCGATCATGGGATCAGTAGATGCAGCAGCAGGCAGAAGCGCCTTGGGTGTTATCATCGGTACAGACGTTCAAGCATATGATCCTGACTTGGGTGCAATTGCGGCCCTTTCTGGAACATCAGGTTTCTTGAAGAAAACAGCAGCGAACACTTGGTCACTCGATACTAGCACATACTTGACTGGTAACCAAAACATTACCTTGAGTGGTGACGTTACAGGAAGTGGTGCAACAGGTATCTCTGTCACTTTGGCAAACTCGGGTGTAACTGCTGGTACATATGGTAGTGCAACTCAAGTTCCCGCCTTTACTGTAGATGCTAAAGGTCGTGTAACGGGTGTTACCAATACAGCGATCAACTTGATCAGTGCTTTGAGTGGATTGAGTGATGTAACTATCTCAAGTATTGCAGATGGTCAGTTGCTTAGATACACAGGCGGTGGAACAAACAAGTGGGTAAACTGGACTCCTAACTACATTACGGGTAACCAAACAATTACTTTGAGTGGTGATGCAACGGGCTCAGGCACAACTGCTATCACAATGAACTTGGCTACTACGGGTGTTAGTGCTGGTACATACCCAAAGGTAACTGTCGATACCAAGGGTCGTGTTACTGCTGGTGCTAGTTTGTCAACTAGTGATTTGCCATCGGGTACAATCAACATCTCAAACATTGTAACTAGAGAGACACCAAACCCATTGCCAAACGGTGTGGCCACTGTGTTTAACTGCGTTAGTGCTGCTATTCCAGGAACGGAACACGTGTACTACAACGGTGTATTGATGGAGCCGGGAATAGGAAATGACTATACTGTTGTTTATACTCCTTCTTTGACAATCACAATGTTGTTTGTTCCTACCTCTACAGATAAAATTCGTATCTCTTATATTAAACCATAATGGGCAGAACTCAAATAGGATCTCTTTTAATTGAAAACAGCTCTATTGGTAGGAGTGATGTTAATACTACTACTAGTGGAGAATCCCTGATTACTAAGGTCTTAGTTGGGTCTGGCTTGAGTGCTTCACGGACGGGTGTTGATGTTGGAACGGGCGATGTAACTCTATCTTTAGATACTACAAATCTTGTTACCTCATTCAATACCCGTAAGGGAGCGGTTACACTTTCGGGCTCAGATGTTATTAATGCTCTAGGCTACACACCCGTCAGCGGTGATGCCTACTTAGGTACTGTCACCTCCATTACAGCAGGAACAGGATTAAGCGGAGGAACAATAACAACAAGCGGAACAATAAACCTAGCCAATACAGCAGTAACAGCAGGCACCTATTCCAATCCCGATATAACAGTAGATGCTCAAGGTAGAATAACTGCTGCCTCTAGCGGTGGTTCAAGCCCTCTGACAACCTCTCTACCTAGCGGTGTTCCTACTTCTTTGTGGACAGGTAGTGGTCTAGTTGGTTTTTTGAAGTTGGAGTACTATGCTACTGCGCCTAGCGGAGAGCAAGAAAGCGGTGTTATCTACGGCACGTTTAACCCAGCCTCTTATAACTATTGGATAGACTTTCAGCTCCCTACTCCCAACTCTTTTGGTCAGCTTAGTTTTTCAATTACTGGTGGTCCAAGTCCGAACATATCCGTAACCAATGCGAATCCGTATAATTTGGATATCTACTATCGAATTACAACTTTTTAAGAAATATAAGGGCAATCTACACGGTTGCCTTTTTTGTTTTTAATTCGTATCTTTGATATATGAGAATAATTGAATCTCGAAGTATAGATAATCAAGCAGGACTTTTAGGTTCTAGATTAATAACGGGCACTTCGACAATCGAAGGAGCATTTCAGAGTTTTATTGTTGCAGAGGATACTATTGTTTCAAAAGTATATAATTCAATTGGTATTGATGTGACTCAAAAATTGGGTCTCACATCTGTAACTCTAAAAGCAGGTGCTTTCATATCAATGGCCAAAGGCGATTGTTTCTCATCTATAAAATTAACTTCTGGTTCTGTCGTAGCTTATTTCGTTTCTCACGGAGGAATGACAATAACAGCAGATGCTTATATGAATGAATTTTTAGCAAGAGTAGGATCTAGTTATTTAGAAGCAGCAGAATGTGCAAAAGCAACACTTCAAGGTTTAATTAATATTGGTCTTTTACAAAAAGCGTCACTCATAATGAGTCCGTCTATGTATCAAGAAGACTTAGTAAAATCAGTTGTTCCTCAAGACGGTAGCGGAGACTTAACATTTACAAGGGCATCCAACGGAACACGCATCAATAGTGCGGGATTGGTTGAGGTTTGCCCGTGGAATTTGTTGACCTATTCTCAAACATTTTCAAACGGGGCATGGATTGATGCATCAAGTGGGACAGTTACAAGAACATCGGGATTTGCAGACCCCAATGGAGGAAATACTGCGTTCAAACTTGTTGGCAATAATGCATCAAGTTGGATTGCGAATGACATTGGCGCAGTTCAAGCCAACAATTATACATTCAGTATTTGGCTAAAAACCGATTCAACCGCAAGTATTGATTTGTTAATGTCATACGGAACAACGGACACATCAACAAAATCAATAACATCAACTTGGCAACGCTATGAATTTACCGCTTCAAGAAGCGCAACTGCGGGGCTTTATGGTGGTATAAATGTTGGCAATGGTGTAAATGTTTACGCATGGGGCGCACAATTAAACATTGGCTCAACCGCCAAACCCTATTTCCCCACTACCGACCGCTTAAATGTTCCACGCCTAACATACCAAAATGGCGGGGGCGGGTGTCCTAGTTTGTTGTTGGAGAAACAGAGTACGAATTTGATTACTTATTCAGAACAGTTTGATAGTGCGAATTGGATTAAAAACGACACAACCGTATCAGCAAATACTACGACATCGCCCGATGGGAATATTACGGCAGATAGTTTGATAGAAAACACATCAAATGGACTCCACATTGTTTACCAAGCTGTTGGTATTGCTGGTACTTATACACTTTCTTTCTATGTAAAAGCGAACACACGGAATTGGGTGTATATAACAATGTATGATGGCATAGCCGATAGAGGTGCTTATTTTAATGTTAGTACGGGTGTTGTTGGGAATATTGATTCGGGAGTTACCGCTTCAATTCAAAGCGTTGGGAATGGTTGGTATAGGTGTATCGTAACTGCAACAAATTTGGCAGTATTTTCTTCAAGTTGTCAATTAGCAACCGCAGACGGAACAAGAAGTTACACGGGTGACGGCACAAGCGGATTGTTTATTTGGGGCGCACAATTGGAAGCGTCAAGTTACCCCACATCCTACATCCCAACCACAACCGCAAGTGCCACAAGGGTGGCGGATGTTGCACAAAAGACGGGCATTAGTTCGTTGATTGGGCAGACGGAGGGAACGATTTTTCTAGATATTGAAACAATAGCGGAAAATTCAGATTGGTTCACAATTAGCCCCGTAAGCGGTAGCCCATATTCAAATGGTATAGGAATAGGGTATTATTCAAATAGTGTTAGGTTGCAGTTATACAGTTCTACAAATGCGATTTTTGCAACACTTTCATCAATTACGGGAAGAAATAAAATAGCGGTTGCGTACAAAAGTGGCGATACGGCTATTTATATAAACGGAACGAGCGTTTTCACAAGTGCAACGACATTCGTTTTTGGTGTCAATTTAGATGGAATTAAATTATTATCAGATTCTTGGGTTGCAGGGGCTATGCAAAAGGCACAAGCAAACGAAGCCCTACTATTCAAAACCCGCCTAACCAACTCCGAACTTGCATCACTAACCACAATTTAACACAATGAAATCCTTCAATAAATACGAGTTCACCCCAAGCGAATGGGCAACCCTTCGCAAGTTAATAGAGCAAACTACCCTAACTCCAACAGGTGAAGAAATCACCTCTTGGGTTGATTGCGCAGTTGTAGAAATTGGCTTCATTTGTTTAGAAACAAACGAACAAGGCGAATGCACAAAGCAAAGCGACAAGTGGGCGGTTGACATTCTTTTCTATTCAGAACCCCCCGCAAGTTTTGCCCCCTTTGAGGTGTTCCCAAAGCCATGCGGTGTGCATACTTTCAGCGGTGATGAGAGCCTTTACCTTAAAACGTTTTGTGCTAAGTATCCAGAAAGCGAATATTGCGTAATACCCAGTATTGCAACTGATGTAAATAATAATTAACTTTGATAAAATGGATATTGTAGAATCAAGATCAATCGACTACGCTGGAGGACTGACAGGTTGCGTAGTTATTTCAAATACCTCAGCCAATACAGGCGGTTTTCAAGCATTCGTAGTTAACTCGGATGCTGTTGTTGCTCAAGTATTAAACCCAGCAGGAACAGACATAACCTCAGCATTGGGTCTCAGTGGAGCAACTATCAAACAAGGTATGCTCATTGCTGCACCGAAGGGGTCTCACTTCTCCTCAATCACATTAACTAGCGGTAGTATTGTAGCTTATCTGAAATGATAGGAATTGGATTACATATTGCAAATCGTGTAATGGGCGGTGTAGACGCACAAGCACAAGCGCATTATAACAGAGTGATTGCAGACGGTGGAGTTGTTCCAGCGGGTGTGAGTGGCGTGAATGCGTTTTTTACTGCGGTCAAAACAATCTACGGTACTTCCGATATCACAACGGCAGTTAGTGTTGGCTTGGATGCTCACTACTTGGGGTATAAACTTGGTGCGGGTGCGGGTGCAACTTCAGGACAAGCGGTGCAAAAATTATATAGTTGTGCGGGTTCAAGTGGTGATGTAGTGCAAACAACGGCAGCAAGTCAACCACTTTTATTGGCTTTTGATGGGGTTAATAAATACTATCAAGGTGTAACTTTTGCTAATGGTAATTCTTGTTCTTGCCCAATAACATTAACTCAAACAGATACACTAGAATTTATTACAAAAATTGATTTGACTAATTATGGTGGATATGCGATTGGAACAATTGATAATGCAGGAGGAAGTAGGGCTTTTTATGCAATTTATACAGGAGGTTCATTTGGATTAATTTACGGAAGTGGGTTATCTCAATCTGTTATGGCAAGTACAACAACAAGTCCTTATAACGGGTGGTTTAGAGTTACATTAGAAAAGTCTGGAAGTAATAGTTTAATTAAGTTTTACAAATCTGACGAATATAATATCACCGACCAAAGTTTAGTAACTTGGGTTCAAATTGGTTCTACTATTACAAACACTTATGCTGCAATGCCTACAACTATAACTAATTTCAATATATTGTCAGGAGGTCAAGCCTCAAACACTTCTTTTGCCAAAGTTTATTATGCACAAGTTTCTCAATCTATTGGCGGTTCTCCTTTAGCGGTATTCAACCCTAACCAATACAACGCTGCAACAAGTCAAACACAATGGACAAGTTCAACGGGTGAGGTGTGGACTATTAACACGGGTACGGATGCCACGGGGTATAAAGGTGCTTTGGTGGATAGAACAAGAGTAATGAGTGATGGAATTGACGATTCAATGACTTCAAGTTATTCAACCTCAAATGCGAATATTACCGTATATATGGCAGACACTTTATTTGTTGTTGAGGCCGTTAAATCTTCAGGGGGTATAAATTTGCTTAATGGCAATTTTGCCCAAAGAAACGCCACGCAACGAAGAATGTGGATTGATGACGGTAACAACGCCGTAGACCCAGCAACAACCGCAAATATTTCAACTTTAAATTTAGGAATAGGAAGTATAACCGCCACAAATTCGCTAGCTAGGATAAATAACGGGGCAGACGCAACCCGTACGCAAGTATTTACGCCCGTAAATAGAACTATAAATATTTTTGGCTCTTACACTTTTGGGCAAACTTGTTTTAATACTTTTTTACTAAGTAGTAACATAAATAACGGAACTACAAAAACCGAAATGTATAACTATATCCGTTCAATAAACAATAACGCCTTCTAATTATGTTACCAATAGAACCAACACAAATTTACCCTTGCTTTTATGCTTGTAAAAATAAAGCAGAGTTTCAAGATTTAGATACTCAAGCGTGTGAGTTATTAAATTTCCCTGATGCGGGTGCAACTGATTATTGCAATCCTATCATTGATAAATTTGGGGTGTATTGGTTCACGGTAAACCCCGAAGTAAATACCTTAGTTGACTTGACCAAATGTGTGCCGTATGATGAAATAGTTCTACCACCATCTCCACCATTGCAATCTTAAATTTAATTAACTAACTTAGTGTTATGAAATTTTTCGAGATATTCAAAGACGAACATGGTAAGTTTTCAGCAAACCGTTTCGTAGGTATATTGTGTGCCATTGCTTTGTGTGCTACTATGTATCACAACTCTTTTTCTGAGGAACACGTTGCACCTGCTGCCATCTTGGTAGAGTGTGTAACTGCTCTTGCATTTGGTGCATTGGGTCTCGGAGCAGCTAATAAGATCTTCAAGAAGAAAAATGCCGAAGGATAAGCCCATAGCGAAAACAACCACAGGCAAGAACGCCAATTACCTTCCAACAAAGAAGGGAGCAGGCATGACGGCTAAAGGTGTTGCTGCTTATCGTAAAGCGAATCCCGGAAGTAAATTGAAGACTGCTGTAACTGGCAAGGTAAAGGCAGGTAGTGCAGACGCTAAGAGACGCAAATCATTTTGTGCTCGTAGTGCTGGTCAAATGAAAATGTTCCCCAAGGCGGCCTCAGATCCAAATTCACGTCTGAGACAGGCCCGTAAAAGATGGAAGTGCTAATATGTACAACTGTAATTTTGTAGATAAGAAATTGGAGTATAACAACTCAAAACCGACCAAGGCTAGCGCCAAGGTAAAAGTATCAAAGAATAAACCAAAATCAAAATGAAAAAAGTTATAAAGAAAACCGCTACAAAGAAAGTTTCTGAGTACGGAGGTATGGAAAAATATGCATCTAAGAAGGCCGAAATGAAGCACGAAAAGAAAGAGGGTAAGAAAATGGAAGCCAAAGAAAAGATGATGTATTCTAACATGAAAAAGAAGAAAAAGTAATGATTCAGCAGACTGATTCCACCGCATCTGGACTCACGATTATATCTGGCTCCTCAGCAATAATTTCAATTGCGACTGCATGGCAGCCCGTGGTTGCATTTACCGTTGGAATCATCGGTTGTATCTCTGGTGTTATGGCGATTATTTATTATTACAAAAAGATAAAAGAATGACTGCTACTAAAATTAAAGCAAATGCTCTCCCAATTTCGTTTGAGGATTTTAAAAAGAACCCAGTTGCTGGTGTGGCTTTTTGTATGTTGGTGGCTGTTAGCTATCTGTACTATGACGTTAAGACGGGCTATGGCGATCAGATTGAACAATCTAATAAGAAGATTGAGGCTCTTGAATTGAAAGTAGACAAGATGGGTTACGCTCTTAAAAAGAGTGATTCTGCTTTGGCTGCTGCAATTACTGAACTGAGAATCATCAACACCGTTAAAAAATTGTGAGAACTCTCATCGTTGTATTCTGTTTTTTCATCCTTGCCCTAGAGTTGGCATTTCCTGTTGGGGCTGTCACAACTCCTCCAGTGGATGATATCGAGTTGATGCTTGCCAAGATACAGAAAAATTTGGCGATGGCCTCAGAAGTTACTCAATTGGCTCAGACCAAAAGTGCAGCGCTTGTTGCACAAAAGCAAGAGGAGAAAGCCGAGTTGAAAGAGGCTGTTGTCGCTGCTGAGAAAAAGTCAGAAATGCTTTCAGCTAAGATGATCGCCAATGGTCTTGACACAGCGTTTGTAGAAATAAAAATGACTGGTCCAGCATATGACGCTTACCTCAACTACGTAGAGGAAGGCGGTAAGGAAGAGTTCGACTATTTCAGAATGTACCTATGGCAACAAAAGTAAAATCAACCGTATCTACATTTAGATCTAAGCCACGAGTTAAACTTCGTAGGCATACCAAGCACAAAAACAAACACAAGTCAAGTAAACCTTATAACCGTCAAGGATAATGAAAGACGCTTGCTACACCAAGGTCAAGGCAAAGTACGATGTATTCCCTTCTGCTAGGGCATCACAAGCAATTGCGAAGTGCAGAAAAGGAAGTGGAGCAGTAAGAAAAACCAAGGCGGGCTCAGATTTAAAAAGATGGGGAGCAGAGAAGTGGGTAGACACCAAGAGTGGTAAAGCCTGTGGTGCAGGAGGATCTAATGAGTATTGTCGTCCGTCAAAAAGAGTATCGTCAAAAACACCAGTTACAAAATCAGAATTAAGTCCATCAAAACTCGCAGCAAAGAAAGCCGAGAAGTCAAGGGTTGGAATGGGTAAAAGAGTTACCAATGTAAAGAAGAAATGATACAAGGATTCTTGTTTGGGTTATTATTTGTTACCTTTACAATAGGAATGTCTTATCTCATTGGAGAAATAATTGAAAAGAGAGATGAAAAACAAAATCGTAGCTAAGAATAAAAGACCATCTTCGAATAAAGCCACAGG